ACACAAAACTTTCACAAAACTATCACATAAAAAACGGCTGTTTGTGGTAGTATATTTATACAGGAGTATATATATATGAATGAAAATGAATTATTATTATTCGACCGGTTGGAAATTATCAAATCCACAGTAAATAAATACGGAGAAGAAAACTTCTATATTAGTTTCAGTGGGGGAAAAGATTCGACTATGCTTCACTATTTAGTAGATCAAGCTATTCCAGGTAACAAAATACCACGTGTATTCATAAATACAGGGATTGAATACAACGATATCGTTAATTTTGTGAAAGAGTTAGCAGAGAATGACGAACGTTTTGTTATTATTAATCCAACAAAATCAGTAAAACAGACATTAGAGTTATATGGCTATCCATTCAAAAGTAAAGAACATAGTTTAAAAGTTGGAGCATATAAACGTGGTAGCAGGGCAAAATCTGTGATGGTCTATAAAAATGGATATGATGGAATTGGGAATTCATGGTTCCAATGTCCTAAGAAACTCTTATATCAGTATGATGAAAGTTTTACATTGAATATCAGTGACAAGTGTTGTTATAAGATGAAGAAAGAGCCTATACATGAATGGGAAAAACAGAACAACAAAAAAATAGCAATGACAGGAATGCGAAAAGCCGAGGGCGGTCAACGTGCAAATATTGCTAGATGTGTCATAACGCGAGGTGGTAAAATAGTTAAGTTTCATCCGTTATTAGTTGTAAATGATGCGTTTGAACAGTGGTTCATAGATAAATATCAGATTAAGTTGTGTAAATTGTATTATCCACCATTCAATTTTGATAGAACAGGTTGTAAGGGTTGTCCGTTTGCGTTTCATCTGCAGGATCAATTAAATAAGATGGAATTATTTCTACCAAATGAGAGAAAGCAATGCGAAATTATATGGAAACCAGTCTATGATGAATATAGAAGAATTGGTTACAGATTAAAAGATAAGAGTAAAGGAGAATAAAGTATGAAGAATATTGAGAAGTACAAAGATGTCTTATTAAATTCCGAAACAAATGATCTAACCTGTTGTGTTATTGATTTGTTTCATAAAGGCAAATGCCCGGATAGTTGCAAAGTTTGCAAACAAAAGGCTATTGAGTGGCTTTTATCAGAATATAAAGAACCTGTTTTAGATGCATCTGAAAAGACATATTTATCCACAGTGATTAGACCGTTTAGAAATCATGTTAACGGTGTTAGAAAATGGTTTAATGGTCTAGATTATCAAATCGTTATTTCTTTAGATGATGGTGATAATTTATGTCAACTTCCTAGTTTTCCGTTGAGTTCTGAAATGTATATGGGAATGGATAGCAAGAAATGGTATAGTTTGCAGGAGTTAGGTTTATGAGAAGGACTAGTGACAGAATTATTTGTGTATTCCGCTTTTCATTGTCAAGCAAGGAAGTAAGTATTACAATCACACGTGTTGAGAAGTGTTACAAATTAACACGTATAATTGATACAGACGTATATGAACAGTATTACGCAAGATTACCGCAGGCGTACAACGTCATGGTTAAAATGATTGATGAATTGAGATAAAAGGAGAAATGAAGATGAATGTTAAAATGAATTATCTATTTGTATCAAAGTATAAGGGTGAGGATGTATTTAAATATAATTTTGAAAATGTGATTGATGCAGAAAGACACATTGCAGATCTGATCTATATTCAAGGTTCGAAAGTAAAAAAGCTATCCAACAAAGTTATTGAAGTTAAGTTTGATGCAGATTATTCAATGCTTATTATAAAGCAGAAAGAGGTACAAGAATGCTAGTAGAAGAAATTAAATATATCTCTAATTTTATTGAAGAGATCAAAGGCGAAATGCTTGCAGGAAAATATAACTACAATACAGAGTTATACCTACAGTTGTTAAGATGTGAACGCTATTTAGATCATGAGCTGAAAGAGTTGAAAGAAAGCAAGGTAAAAAATGAATGACTACGCAAATTATTATGAGTTAGCTAACGCGATCACATCTAATTGCATAAGTGATTACACAAAAGAAATGTGCAAATACTACCATACAGGTAAATACAAAGAGAAAGAAATTTATGAGTGTGAGCGATATTTACTTGAAAGTGTAATAATGAAGTTGATGTATTCAGAAGATGAAAGAATTAATATTCTAGAGAAATTGAAAGAAAGATGTAAACAGGGAAGTTATTACAGTTACACAAAAAAGCGTTGGAATACATTCTAACGCTTTATTGATATAGAGAGGTAATATATGAAGTTTTTCAATAGAATAAAACAGTCCTTCAATGGATTTACTGAAAAAATTAGAAGTGCATCAAAGGCAGTAACAAAAGGAATTAAACAGGGCTTTGAAAAAATCAAAGGTGTATTCAAAAAAGAAAAGCGTGAACCTGTTGAACCAACAAAACCAAAGGAACCTCCACGTTTCAATTGGAAGGATATGATTGATAATTTAATAAGTGGGCTTCAATCAGAGTTTGCTTTATACTACAGAAAGGCAAATGGAAAGTTTGACGTTGTAATGTACAACGTTGAGAGTTTAAAGTGGCAGTCATTGGATATATTAGATCAGATGGATAGCGCTACTGAACAACAGTTTAACGAAATTCAAAGCATTATTGAAGAAGTAGTGAACACAAAACCTAGCGAAATGTCACAAGAAGTGATAGATCAGATGTTCGCAAATATCAATGCAGTGCTGAAAGGTGGAACATATATTAGTCAGACATTAGGGGAAGTAACTACAGACGGAACGCCGTTTGACGAAATGGATGAATAGCTATGAAAACGTATAATCAAGACAAAACGATCAAGTTAGCATGTGATTTTGAAACAAGTGTATATGATGGACAGGAACAGACGGAAGTGTGGTCAAGCGCTTACGTTGAAATTGGAGATAAGCAAGATCATGTCTATATAGATCATTCTATTACGGACACTTTTGAAAAGTTTACAGAATGGTGCGAGAATGGCTACAGTATTATAGGTTATTATCACAATTTAAAATTTGATGGATATTTTTGGATTGATTATCTTCTGCGAAAAGGATTTGTATATAATGAAGATCGTGACCAGGAATTGAAAGAAAAAGAATTCCGGTGTGTGATTAGTGACATGGGGGAGTGGTATCGTTTGGAATTTGCTTGTGGTGGCAAGTCTGTTGTACTGCTAGACAGTTTAAAGTTGATACCTTATTCCTTGAAGGTAGCAGGTCAGAGTTTTGGAACAAAGCATCAAAAACTAGAAATGGAATACAAGGGTAGGCGCTTCGCAGGATGTTCCATTTCTGAAAAAGAGAAACGTTACATTGAAAATGACGTGTTAGTTCTAAAAGAATGCCTGGAGTTCATGTTCTCACAAGGCCATGATAAACTTACAATTGCATCCTGTTGCCTTGCGGAATTCAAAAATCTGTATGGACTCTATTCGTACAGAGAAGATTTTCCGGATTTGACAAAAATTGAACTGCTTCCGAATTTCGGGGCAAAAAATGCAGATGAATATATCAGACGATCATATCATGGTGGATGGTGTTATGTTGTACCGGAAAAAACTAACAGGGTTTATAAAGATGGAGTTACGGCGGATGTAAATTCCCTGTATCCATCTATGATGAGCAGTGAAAGCGGAAATGTATATCCGGTAGGAAAACCATCATTTTGGAGTGGGAATTTTATTCCGGATAAGGCAACAAGAAAAAGCCGTTATTACTTTGTTCGTGTCAAATGTTCATTCAGAATCAAAGATGGATATCTGCCATTTATACAGATAAAGGGAAATCCATTCTACAAAAGTACGGAAATGCTTACGAGCAGTGAGTTAACATTCAACGGTAAAAAGTATAAAGAAATATATGTTGAAGATAAGCTGTTCACGGATGAAGTAACTCTGACATTAACACAGACAGATTACAAATTATTCCATGAGCATTATAATGTGTATAATGAAGTCATATTAGATGGATGTTATTTTTGGAATGATGTTGGGATCTTTGATATGTATATCGACAAATACAGAAAACTTAAAATCAAGGCGCAGGAAGAGGGCAACAAACCAATGAAGGCAATAAGCAAATTATTCCTCAATTCGCTTTATGGAAAAATGAGCGCTTCAGATGATTCAAGCCATCAGATACCATTCTTAGATCGTGAAAGCGACATTGTAAAGTTTATCATTAAAAGAGAACACAATAAGAAAGCCGGATATATTGCAGTAGGAAGTGCGATCACAAGTTACGCAAGAAACTTTACAATCAGAAGCGCGCAGAAAAATTATTATGGAGAAAATTCAAAGTATGGCTTTATATATGCGGATACTGATTCTATTCATTGTGCACTTAAACCATTTCAGAAGAATTTGAACGGAATCAAGGTACATCCATCCAAGTTCTGTTGTTGGAAACTTGAAAGCAATTGGGACAAGGGTATTTTTATCCGACAGAAAACATATATCGAACACGTAACGCATGAAGATGGTGTACCTGTTGAGAAGTTGAAAAACAAAGACGGAAGTCCAAAGAAGCCGTACAATAATATCAAATGTGCAGGAATGCCACAATCCTGTAAGAATAAGCTAGATGATATGATGGAAACCGGGGAAATGAATATTACAGACTTCAAACGAGGGCTGACAGTTGACGGCAAATTGATGCCGAAAAGAATTCATGGCGGTATGATCTTGATTGATACAACATACGAATTAAGGTAAATAAAAATGCAGATAGTGATATCTGCATTTTTTCATATCCGAATTAAGCGTAAATGTAAAGCGTGTGGCTACACGATTCACTAACGGCGCAATTCAATGCGTGCCATTCCGCTAGTGTCTGTTACATTAGGCGCTTAAGGATACATCCTTATTATATCTAATAAAGATTATAGTTCAACAGTTTCATAAGCGCAGACTTACAGTTTTGATTTTTAAACCGGAAACATCCGTGTTCAAAAAAGAAGCGGATCTTTTGGATGTATGTATCGTAATGCGAAAGAAGAACGTAATTAACGTCATGATCATTAACATCTACAGCAATCACGGTTTTAAATGTTTCATCATATGAATCACTAACGTATATAATACCCTCTTTTGCATATTCAACCACGGAATAATATTTTCCCTCGCATTTCAAAGTGAACAGATAGGATCCAAATCCGGACATCTTTTCAATGAATGCAGATGAATCCATCAGATATGAACCGTTGATAATATAATCATTATAGGAATTGTCAAAAGCACGGTTGAACGTTGATTCGCTAAGCGCATTGGATGCACTTTCATTAAAACCATTTTCTAAAACGAAACCATTACCACGCATAAAATGAGTATCACTTTTCAGACGTGAAGATATTCCAAGTGCTGAAAAGTAAGGGTTGATAATTGAAACAGGGTTTGAGATCATATAAACAGGAACGTAACGTGATTGCTTACCATTACCACGCGCAATAGAAGCGTGTACAGATTGAAACTTTTTTACCTCATTCGGACAGTAATGAGATGTTTCACTTTGAAATTCATCAAATATAATAGATGATATGTCACTGAACAGATGAGACATTTTTTTGATCTGATCACTGTTATTCAGCGAAAGCGCATAGCCACATGATCTTGGTTCTTCATCGCTGTTTTTTTTTTTTGAGGAACAGTTCGTGATACATACCTCTGGATTGAGATTTGTCTAGCATTTCGTAGTCGTTGAAAAACAATCGTTGGATATCTGAAAAGAATTTTTTAGACACTTCATCAAGTTCATAGTTGAAGCGATAGAGAACTCCGAATTTTTCACCACGTTTCAGAAATCTGTTCACTTCCATACGGTTGAAGTAAGTTGATTTTCCGGCGCTTCTGTTGGAAGTGCATATAAATATTTCCGGCGTGTTACCGTTGATATCTTTCAGTGATAACAGTTTAGTACCATCATAGAATGCCATAATTTTACCTCTCTTGTTTGTTTCATTGTAACATGTATAATAGTAAATAGAAAGAGAGGGTATTATAATGAATGAAATTCTAAAGATGATTCAAGAAGAAAGGGTGTTGATCTATGTTCTTACAATCGTAATTATGTTGGATGTTATCACAGGTGTGATAAAAGCAGTGATTGAACACGATCTCAAAAGCTGTAAATTCAAAGAGGGAATTTTAAAGAAATTGTATGATTACATTCTGTGCTTGATTGGTGTATGTTTGGATTATGTATTGAAAGTTGATTATGCATGTGATATGTGCATTTATGCAATGATCGCAATGGAAATGTATTCATGCATTGAAAATCTAAGGGATTATATCCCTGTTCCGGATGGAATTCAAAAGCTACTGCAAACATTAGACAACAGCTATGCAGGTAAAACAGTAGAAGCAGAAGAAGCGAAAGGAAGTGGAGAAAATGACAGTATTAAGGGTTAGCGCACCTGCAACGAACAACAGGTATTATATGCATAAATCATATGGCGGTCTGAATGAATGTATTAGAATCAATGGAAGTCAATGCCTGCCGAATTGTGTTGGTTACTGTTGGGGGGCATGGTATGAAATGATGGGAAAACGCCCGAACCTGTCAAGAAGAAACGCAAAGGAATGGTACGGGTATACCGCAGACGGATACACAAGATCACGAACTCCGGAACTCGGTGCTGTTGCCTGTTGGGGCGGTACACAATACGGGCACGTTGCTATTGTTGTTGGTATCTTCAAGGATCATATCACAGTTGCACAGAGTAACTACGGCGGCAACCGTTGGGAAATGGTTCGTTGCTATAAATATGGAAACGGCTATAAATCACATGCAGGAAACACACATTTCCAAGGATTTATTTTACTGCCTTCTGCATATAAGATTAGAACAGGCCCAACAGGAACAAAAAAGCCTGCAAAGTCCGGAAAAGTAACAACAGGGTTCAACCGCAGATATGCAAATGGTAAAAAAATGACAACAAAAGTCAATTTGAATTTACGAGGATACCCAGGTAACGGAAATGTTAAGACAGTAATTCCAAAGAATAAGGCAATTTATTGGTATGGCTATTATGCGATCTTGAATAATGTTGTATGGTACTATGTGGCTTACGGAAGTAAAGAGGGTTATGTTTACGGCGGTAAATTGAACAGTGGTGTAGCGCCTTACATCACAAACGCGAACCCTTAAGAGGTAGAATATGAGTTATACACCAAGAACAACACAACCTAGTGATGATGATCTAAGGTTTAGAAGTAATGATGGTTTACAAGGATCGAATGGATATAACAATTTTCCGAACGTACGCGCAAGATGGGGTGGTTTATCACCCTATCTTGGTAGCGTCTTGGCCAATTGTACCGGATACTGTCAAGGCCGGTGGATGGAACTCGGAAATACAAATACACCTTATGCATTTCATGGAAACGCGGGGGATTGGATAAATGAAGCAAGGCAGGCAGGTTATCAAATAGGAAGTGAACCACAGTTAGGTGCAATCGTTGTTTTTGCCGGATGGCCATCAAACAGGGCCGGCCATGTTGCAGTTGTGGAAGAAATTTCGGATGATGGCAGTTATATAAAATGCAGTGAGTCAAACTACGGTTCAACAATTTTTGAATGGCCTGTATACCGGTATCGTGATACCGGATGGAAAAGACGAGGAAGTTCAAGCGGGCCAAGTATCGGATTTGTTTATCATCCAAATATTGCACCACCGGAACCGACATACACGTTAACCGTTAAAAATGGCCATGCGGATAGCTATGTGGGGCATCCAACAAACCGCACGTCAATCTACGCAGATATTCCGGCAGGCTACCGCTTTAATAAATGGATAATCAACGGAACCGGAAGTATAGATCATGTAAATCAGCCAATAGCCGTGTTTGAATTCGGTGATGGAGATTGCACCATTGAAGCAACATTTAAAAAAATAATAGACGGTATGAGTTTTATTTATTATATGGCGCCACCGTTCTACCGGAGAAACTAGCAAATTTGATTGAAATAATCAATCGTATTATAATAATGAAGAAAGAGAGGTAAATTTATGGCAGTGTTAACACGTGAGCAGTTTATGGAAAAACTGAACACACTTACAGACGGAAAAACAGATGATGATACATTGACTATGATTCAAGATTTCAGTGACACATTTAAAAGTCTTGAAGAAAAAGAAGATGTAGAAGCTGTTCGAGGAGACTATGAGGAAAAATTAAAAACTCTTGATGATACCTGGAGAAAAAAGTATCGTGACGCTTTCTTTAATGGTACAGAAGAAAAGAAAGACGAAGAAGAGGAAGAAGAGGAAGAAGAAAAAGAAGAACCTCATAACTATGAAGATTTATTTAAAGAAGGAGAATAATTTATGAAGAGAGTAGCGAAAAGTGTATTAAATGCATCAACATTAGACATTCTAAATGTCATTCGAGAAAATGCCGGCTATGAATATCAGAATACAGTGCCTAAGGTCACAAAGGCGACTGATATCCCGGCAGTAGGTCAAATAATTTACGGAGAACCCGCAATTGCTAACAAGTTTATCAATGCATTGGTTAACCGAATTGCAATGGTTCGCGTTCAGTCTGCGACATTCAATAACCCTTATTCAGTATTGAAGAAAGGATACATTGAATTCGGAGAAACAATTGAAGAGATCTTTGTAGGAATTGCGAAAGTTGTAGAATATACACCGGAAAAGGGAGAAGAAAGAGAGTTCAAACGAACACTACCGGATGTTGGATCTGTATTCCATATTATGAACTGGCGCACAATGTACCCGGTAACTATCCAAGATGAAGATCTGAAACAGGCATTTCTATCTATTGACGGTGTAACGGATTTAATTGCAAAGATCGTTGACCAGGTTTACACAGCTTCAGAATATGATGAATTTCTGTTATTCAAGTACCTGTTAATCAAGGCAATCTCACATGGCAAGATGAAACCATTGTCTGTTGGTGATGGAACAAATCCAAAGGACAGTGCAAAAGCGTTTAGAGGAACTTCAAACCTGTTAACATTTATGAAAGATTCCTATAACGAGCGGGGTGTAGTCACAAGCACACCAAAGAGTAGACAGGTAATTTTCATGGATGCTAAATTCAACGCTGAATTTGACGTTGATGTATTGGCAAGTGCATTCAACATGGATAAGGCTGATTTTATGGGCAGACTGTTCCTAATTGATGATTTTACAACATTTGATAACAAGCGTTTTGAAGAAATTCGTAAGAATTCCACAGGCATTGAAGAAGTTACATCACAGGAATTAGCATTGTTAGCAGATGTAAATGCCGTACTACTTGACGAAGAATGGTTCCAGGTTTACGACAACAACAACAGATTCACAGAAAAATACGTTGCTAGCGGTCTGTATTGGAATTATTTCTACCATACATGGAAAACAGTATCTTACAGTCCATTCGCAAATGCAGTTGTATTTGTAAAGGATACTGCAAATATTGCACTTCCTGCAACGATGACTGCTAAGATCATGAGTAAGGATACAAGCGATGAAGCTACAGTATTAACATTGGATGCATCCGTTAACGGCGCATCATTACAGCCTAATACGGCGTTGTTTGTACAGACCCCGGAACTTACTGCAAAAGGAATTGCAGTAAACAAATACGGCGCGTTGATTATTCCTGCAAGTGCAAGCAGGGAAGAAATCACATTGAAAGCAACTGTAAACGGTACAGGTTATACTGCAAAGGCAAAAAACAGCGAAAAAGTTACGATCAATGCATCAAGCGCAGTCGGAACAACTGTCAATATGGCAAAAGACTAATCAAATTGAACGGTGTTGAACTGCACCGTTCTTTTTTATATAATGAAAAAGAAAGAGAGGTAAATTTATGTATATACAACCATCAACAGAAATACATATTCTACAGAATATACCTTTAAACAAATCATATGAACATACGGTTTTCTATAAGGATGCAGAAACGCAGGCAACGGAATTTTTAAAATTTGAGAAATACATGCTGACAGATTATTCATATCAGCGTGCAAATCTTGGAACACTGCGCGTTGAGCTGAAATATGAAAATCTGTATAACTGTAACTATCTTATGTTCAAAAATAATGCATTTGAAGATAAATGGTTTTATGCATTTATTACAGGTGTAAGTTACGTATCAAATGAAGTAAGTGAGATCTACTATGAAATTGACGTGATGCAGACATGGTGTTATGACTATTCTTTCTTGAAAACTTTTATTGAGCGACAGCACTCAAAAGATGATCTCATGTTTCAGAATACAGTACCGGAGGGGTTAGAACTTGGAAACGAGTACAGATTAATCAAGGGAATCAACTATTTCACAAGTGGTTCTCTTGCTTGGGTCGTATTAGCAACAACAAATGTAACAGGCGCCGGAGTTACCGCATATAGCGGAATGATTGGCGGTGTATATACAGGTTTAGTTATGTACTACCTTAGAAAAGAAAGCGATCTTGTTACACTGCTTAATGCCTTTAGAAATGCAGGACAGGAAGATGCAATTGTTGCGTTTTACCAGGCGCCATACTTTGATATCTCAAAACCATTGAATCAGCCGTTTAGAGTGGACCTCGATTTTGAAATGCAGGAAAATCTAGGAAATGCATACAAGCCAAGAAATAATAAACTATACTGTTATCCATATACATACCTTGAATGTTATTCAACGCTTGGAATAAGTGGAGAATTCAAGTTCGATCAGTTCGAAAACAGAGGGTCAAAAAAAGTAAAATTTGCGATTGATTCGACTATATTCCCACAGGCGCAGATGACAGCTACACCTTATTGGTATCGTGGAGTAAATCTTGATTATGCAAGTACTGTATGCTACAGTCTTTTTCCAACATGCAGTTTTGCAGGTGATGCGTTCAAGGCATGGTGGGCGCAGAATAAGAACAGTTACATGGCATCAATGAATGCAATTGGAAATAACTATGATACTAATCAGCGCATTATTTCAAATAACTATGCAATGGCCTCACTTTCTGCAAGTACTGCATTAACAAACAGTGGAATCAATGCTAATACTGCACTTGCAAACGCAAACGCATCAAATCAAACTGCGCTTGCAATCAATGAAAACAACCGACAGTTCGGACAGATTCAAAACACTGTAAACGGAATGAGTGGTATTATTGGTAATGCACTAAGCGCTAACGTTGGTGGAGTTATCAACAGTGCCGTAAATATGGGTACAAGTATGTACGGTACAGAATTAAGCGCAAACAATACCGCATCAACACTTGCAACAGATCTTGCAAACACAAACAGAAGTGTTGGCGCTTCTCAAACGATCGCTAGAAATTCATACAGCACCGCAATGAAAAATGCATCAATGGCTGAAGTAAATTCAAACCTGTCTAATTTGAATACATATCAGAACGCTACCGCTATGCTTGTAGCAAAGAAACAGGATATTCAGCATACACCGAATACGGCGCACGGTAACGCAATGTGTGATGGATTGAATTATTCAAGAAATACCGCCGGATTCATGTTCAGACAGTGGGGTCTATCAGAAGAGTATGCAAAAAAGATTGACAAGTACTTTGATAAATACGGTTATGCACAGAATACTTCATACACTCCGGAACGTCTGAATAGAAAACACTATTCTTATTTAAAGACAGTCGGATGCAACATTGTTGGAAAAATGAACAATAATGATATACTAACGATAAAGGGTATTTATGACAACGGTATTACAACATGGGATACTCTGCAGAATGTTGGTCATTACGAAATTGATAACAGTGTGGAAAGGAATTAATTTATGGGAAGAAGAACAAAAACAAATAACGGATTATTCATTGATTCCGCGGTAGGCAACAAGATGTCATATATGACATACTATGCGCAACTTTTAGAAATTGCGATTTCACGTTTCAAATGGATTAACCTGCCGGATACGGTAGATGCTAGATTTCTAGAGGTAGTTCTAAACACAAAAGGGCTTGCTTTATTCTTTAAGGATGAAGATATAGGCTACTTGGGTATGAATACTACAATTGGCGGTCAGTTGAGTAATTACAATATTCCAATCAACCGACAGGCTTTTGCTTCAAACGGATACAAGGCAAACCGGACAATCAAAGATTCTGTAATTATATGGAACAATCTTATTCATACAAACGGTCAATTAAAACTGTTGGAATTTTCAAAAGATCTTTACAATCTTGAATGTATCATTCGTACAAATGCAAATGCGCAGAAAACTCCGCTTATGATCTTGTGTGATGAACGTACAAGGCTGACAATGGAAAATCTATATCAGAAATACCAGGGTAATGCACCGTTTATTTTCGGAAGTTCACGTAACAGCGATCTTTCTGTTACTTCTATACAGGCAATGAACACGCAGGCGCCTTATTTAGCTGATAAACTGTATCAACTTAAAACAAATATATGGAATGAAGCGTTAACATTCCTTGGAATTCCAAATGTCAGCGTCACGAAAAAAGAAAGAATGTTGTCTGATGAAGTTAACAGAATGCAGGGTGGTGTCTTTGCTTCACGTTATTCTGCAACAGAAGCAAGAAAGCAGGCATGCAGAGAAATCAATAAAATGTTTGGTTTAAATATTGATGTAGAATTCAGACAGGAAAATCATACAGACAACGGAGAAGAAAGCGAGGATAAGAAAGATGAGTAACTATACTACCCAGGTGCGGTATATCGTTGAAACATTGGCAGATGAAAAAAGGCCAATTGAAGATATGATCGCAAGCGCTAAAACAAAAATCTTTGATGATTATTGGACCACATACAACATTGACTATAAGCCTGTTCTGGAACAGAAAATACTGCGATCTTATTATACGCGTGAAATTGGATTTGAAACGTTTGCACTTTGGAAACTGAAACTTAATACAACTCTTGCCGAGATCATGCCAAAATACAATTTACTGTATAAAACATATGACGCAATCATTGATAAACTGATTTCAAATGTTGATTTGACAGAAACAAGAAACGATACCGGCAAATCAACTACTTCCGGAACTTCAACAAATACATCAACAGATACAAGCAAGAATACCGGAAGTTCAACAGGTAATACAAAGTCAACAAATAACGGCAGTGGTTCAAGTGATGCATGGCAGACGGCAAACGATACACCACAAGGTGGATTAAGTGGACTTGAACAGAATAAATATTTAAGCAGTGCAGTTCACAATAAAGGAGAAACAACGCAGGCAAGTAACGCAACAACGGAAAATACATCTTCAAGCACTGCAAACACAGAAAACAAAACAGATGGAAAAACAACAAATGCATCAACTGCGAATACTACAAATGAATATATTAAACATATTCTTGGCAATAATGGCAGTATCAATTATATTGATGAATATAATAAACTGTTGAACGGTTACATGAATATTGATAAAATGATCATAGAAGAATTAGAACCGCTATTCATGGGTCTATTCTAGAAAGGGTAAATATTATGGCAAATAAAACTGATATTTTTGATGATAACTATATCCGACAGATAACAGACAAGTGGCTAACAAATATCGTTATTCCGCAGGTATATGATGATTCATTATCATATTATGAAGAAATGAATAAACTTATTGGATGCTTAAATGAAGTGGCTAACGTTATTGACGGATACAGTGAAAGACTTCTTCAAGAAGTAAACGAAAGAATCAAAGCAGATGCATCATTACAAGCTAACATTGATGCAGAAGCAAACGCACGTGAAAGGCATGATAACATTATAAAAAATAACTTAGCCGGTTCGATTAGATGGAATTGGAATATAACAGGCGATAACGCGGATACTTTGAGCAGTATTTCTATCACTAACGCATTAAATGAACAATAAGAAAGGATAATGTTATGGCAAATAAAGAGTTGAAATTACAAAATACAAAATATGCAGTAGTTAATATTTCCGACACTGTTGGAGATAATACAAATTCAGTTGAAGCCTTAGCGTGGTTTACTAAGACATACGCAGACAAAATTGTTGAAACAGTAGATTTCGGCGGTGGTGGTGGAACCGGCGGTGGAGATGTTACAAGAGAACAGTTTAATAATGAGGTGCAGGCTAGAAAAGACGGTGATGCAACATTGACCGCTAATCTAAATAAAGAAATCGCAGATCGCGAAAGGGCAGATACTACACTGCAAGGTAATATTGACGCAGAAAAAACTGCACGCGAAAATGCAGATACTACGTTAACAACAAACCTTAATAATGAAATTAAGGCTAGAACAGACGGTGATGCAACATTAACTACAAATCTAAATAAAGAAACCGAAGATCGCGAAAATGCTGATACTACTTTACAGAATAATATTGATGCTGAAGTTAACGCAAGAACCGGAGATATCGAAAATGTTAACAGTGCAATCGCTACAGAAAGATCTGCTCGTATTAGCGCAGATAATTCTATCAATCAGAAGTTATCGCAGGAAACAAACGAGCGTAAACAAGCAAACGAAACTATTAATAATTCTATTAATGAATATTGGAAAACAATTTATCCTATAGGGTCAATTTACATAAGCGCAAGCCCTGCTTTTAACCCTCAATCAACATGGGGCGGAGTTTGGATAAGCATTGCAGAAGGGCGGTGTTTGATTGGTGCAAGTGATAAATACCCTTTAGGATCAACCGGTGGTGAAGAAACTCACACGTTGCTAGAAAATGAACTGCCTGTAATAGAAGGCCGTGCACTAGGTGTAGCAACATACGCAAGCGCTAATAGTGGTCATTTTAAATTAACAAAAGCAAATCCATGTAATTTAAACGCAGGAAGTGGAACAAACGACCTATC